CGCGCGCACGAGGAGGATGCCGATGACTGACATGGAGGTGGGATCCATCACCATCACTCAGCTGTTGACCCCGGACGGCGAGCAGGGCGTCCGCATTGAGACTGATCCGGGTGACATGGGCGAGATCAACGCGGCCGGGCTGCTGACGTTCGCCCTGTCGCGGATGCTCGGCAATTTCGATCCCGAGGAGGACCTGTGAGCATCATCACTGGCGACATCGGCGAGGACTGCGAGTACAACGGCCGACCTGTCAATGACAAGCCGACCGCCGACCTGGTGGCCGCACTCGAAGGTCGGCGCATCGTCTCCGTCGAGGAAGAACCGGCCGACCATCCCGTGCCAGACACCAGATGCGACCGCTGGCAGTTCGGGAAGGACTGGCGCCCCGAGATCGTGCTCAACCTCGATAACGGCACCCGCATCTACCTCGGCGGCAACGAGGGCTGCGGCGGCTGCTCGGCGGGTTGGTACGAGCTCGCCCAGCACGTCGCTCAGGTCGACAACATCATCACCGCCGTGCACATTGTGTGCCATCCGACCGACGAGGATTCACCCGACTACGACACCGGCTATTACGCCGTCCATGTCGTCGCCGAAAGCACCGACATCAACGTCGCCCAGTTCGACGGGGACGACGGCAACGGCTACTACGGCTCTGGCTTCCAGTTCCTCATCTCTAGCGTCGAGACCAAGGAGGACGTCGATGAGTAACCACACCTCGTGGGGCCCGGATGAGTGGATCGACCCCTGGGCCCCCGTCGACCGCCTCCACCAGATGCCGATCCTCGCAGCCCAGGCACGCGAGCTCGGCCAGACCCGCAACCCGGACGGCGACCGCAGGGCTCAGCGATCCCACAGCGCAGGCTCACGGCCACCGGCACGGCTCGATCTGATCGACGTGGCCGACGACACCACCGAGGCGCGCGGTGAGCTGAAAGCCCTGATCCTGTGGTGCTCACGACCCATCTGGGAGGGCATCGACGATGAGACCCGACGCGCGCACCCTCAGCCGCTCGGCACCCCCACTTGGGAGACCGAGTGCGCATGGCTCGCCGGCATCTGGCAGACGTCGAGGGCACAGCTGGACCTCGTTGACCTCCAGATGTCGAGCATGACGCTGGACGACACCTACCGGGCACTGTGCCGGACTGTCGGGCTCAGGAAGACCAAGCCACTCCCCTGCCCTGAATGCGGCGCCCCATTGGTTAAGGACGGCCCGATCCTCGTCTGCGAGGAGACCAGATGGGCGGCATGGAAGCACGAGTTCCCCGGAGTTGACGAGGTGGCGATCACCTGGCGAAAACATGACGCGATGACCACCTCCGAGCTGTGCAACGCGCTGCCAGGAGTCACCCAGCAGAGAATGGACGACTGGAAACGACGGCGCGGACTCAAGCCCGAGGCGAAGGTCTCCGGGCGCAATCTGTGGAGGCCGTGGGATGTGATCCGAATCCTCTGGCCCGACATCGCCGAATCCCTCGACGCAAAGATTGCGGCCATGGCTGAAGCCGTATAGACTCTGGCACATGGGCGTACATCGCGCCCAAAATCAGGTGACAATGGCAGTCCAGGGCCGGCGTCACTCAGTGAGAACCAGCCCGCAAGGGCAGCCCCCGCCAGTGTCAAAGCTGACGGGGGCACTTGGATTCCGGAGCATCGGGACGTGGAAAGCCCGCCGGAATCACCCCGCCACCATTCGTCGAGCTGGGTCAGGCTTACGAGGCGGGGCCATTATTCCAGCGGCATGAACGGGCGCGGCGTCGTCAGCCATCCCGTGCCGCTGGACCAGACCCCCGGGGTCGTTCCTTCCTCGGGTGGGGTGGTCGGGCAAGCCCCCGGTGCTGATGACGCACCGGGGGTGAGACCACACACAGACAGCCCCGCATCGACAGCACCGATCCCCACAGGCCATGTGCCACACATCGGGGCGACGGTGTCCGATGCGGGGTCAAGCGTGTCGACCATTGGCGACATGCACGACAGTGTCGAGGATGAGCTACACGCGCGAGGTGAGGATGCGATGAGCAGCCGCACTGATGGAGGACGCACGGGCACAGCGACATGGAAGAAGCTGCGCACGCAAGCCAAGCGCGAGGCGCAAGAAGCCGGACTCGTCAGCTGCCCGATGTGCGGAGTCCAGCTCGACTGGAGCGTCGCCGGACACACCAACTCGCCTGAGGCCGACCACATCGTGCCATGGGCGAAGGGCGGACGCGACGTCATTGAGAACGTTCGGATCATCTGCCGTCAGTGCAACCAACGCAAGGGCGACCGCATGACGTGGGCGCCAGGACGTGAACAGCATTCACCGAAACCGACGACCACCACGACGTTGGTCGCGTGGTGACTCTGTGCATAGCACGGGGCGACTAATCGGAATACGATTAAGCCCGAAACCTCGTCGGCCTGGATTTGAAAATCACCTGGGGGGTATACCCGGCCTCGTAACCCCTAAATCCGGCCCGGCGGCATACGGATTCACACACGGAGCACACAGAGCCCTCCTGCCCCGGCCGGATAGCTCATGGACCAGATGTCAGGGGGGCGGAATGACTGCACGGGTCGAGACTCTCAAGGCAGTGCGCGACACCCTCCTGTCATCGCTTGATGAGGCGCCTGCCGCTGCGCGCGCGCCACTTGCCAGGGAGATCAGGGCGACACTAGCCGAGATCTCCGAGCTTGAAGGCGCGGCCAAGAAGGCCGGGAAGGCGGTGGACCCGATTGACGAACTCGCAAAGCGTCGAGATGCTCGGGGAGGCGCCACCGCGCGTTCACGTCGCCCCGCCAAAAACTCGGGCTAACTCATGGGAGGACGTGGCTGATCTATCGTCGCGTCTCGGTGTGACGCTTGACCGCTGGCAGGAGCTGATCCTACAGGCTGCTATGGGCGAGCGGTCAAACCGCACTTGGGCGGCGCAGCGCGTCGGCGTCTCAGTGAGTCGCCAGAACGGAAAATCACAGCTTCTGGTGGCTCGTGCACTCGCCGGCGCCTTGCTGTTCGGTGAGAAGAAGATCGTCATATCAGCGCATCAGCAGGACACTGCGCGCGAGACGTTCGCGAAGTTCATGGAGATCATCGAGGATGATGGGAATGCCTTCCTCCGGTCGTACATCAAGCCTCGCGGTATCATGCAGGCGCTCAATCGCGAGGCGATCAAGTTTGCGAACGGGTGCCTTGTGCAGTTCAAGGCCAGAACTGCCGCTGGCGGTCGTGGTTTCTCGTCGGACTGCCTTCTCCTTGATGAGGCGCAGCGACTCGGGCAATCGGCCATGGTGTCGATCAACTCAACCATGTCGGCTCGCGAGAACCCACAGTTGTGGATGCTCGGGACTCCGCCGACCCCAGAGGATGACGGGTCCGTCTTCCAGGCAATGCGAAACGCTGCCCTCTCCGGAGCATCGAATGGCCTTGCCTACCTTGAGTGGTCGGCCGACCCAGCCAGTGACCTGTCGAGCGAGTATGCGCGATGGCAGGCAAACCCGGCATGGAACACCAGGATCAACCACGAGGTGGTCCAGGGGGAGTTCGAAACTTACTCGGCGGAGCGGTTCAATATCGACCGACTGGGGATCTGGCCGTCTGATGTGACTGCAACGCGTGCCATCTCCGCCGACCTGTGGTCTTCGACTGCGGTCACCGAGCCCCCTGCCGGAGGCATCCGCTCCTTCGGCGTGGCCTTCTCGCTGGACGGCTCACGGCAGGCTGTGGCGGGCGCTATCAAAGCGCCCGACGGGACTGTGCATGTGGAGCTGATCGACGCTCAGAGCGGCAACACGGACGCTGGCGTGGCAGCCCTGGCGGACTGGCTGGCGGAGCGGTGGCGCGACACGGCGATGATCGGCATTTCCGGTCGAGCAGGAGCCGCCGCGCTCCAGGACGAGCTCCACCGCCGCCACGTGCCGACTCACGTCTCACGGACGCTCAACACGTCCGACTACTTCGCCTCATGCTCAATCTTCATGGACGGTCTTAAGTCTTCACAGGTGACGCACCCACAGGGGCGCGACACCGACATTCTTGAGGCTTCCGTGGCCGTATGCGACCAGCACATGCGCGGGTCTGCGTGGGGCTGGGAGGCCACCACGGATGACGGCGACGAGACGCCGCTGGAGGCCGTCAGCGTCGCCAACTGGGCGGCAAGGACAAGCCGGCGTCAGCCGGGACGCAAGCAAGTATTGGTGTGACCTGGGAGGGTCGATGTCGGCAGTGATCGGTAATGTCGCCGGCCTTTCCAAGGCTGAGCAGGATGAGCTCGACGCGCTGGTGCAGGTATGGAATGCGAAAGCGGGTCGAAACGATGTTCGCCAGCGCTACTACGATTCCCATAACCGCCTCAAGGATCTCAAGGTCTCCATTCCCCCGTCCCTTGCGACGACCGAGACGGTGGTGGGTTGGCCGGCAAAGGCGGTCAATGCGCTTGCTCAGCGCTCCATCTTCGACGGCTTCGTGACGTCCGGTGCTGACCAGGACCCCCTCGGGCTGCGCGATCTGCTGCGCCAGAACCACTTTAAGCTCCTGTATCGCGAGGCTGTCACCTCGGAGCTGGTGCATTCGTGCTCTTTCGTCACGGTGACGATGGGGCAGGCCGGCGAGCCCGACATTCTTCTATCGCTGCGCTCCGCCCGCTTCGCTTCGGCGATCTGGGACATGAGGGCACGCCGTATTCGCTCCGGCATGGCCGTAACTGATGTTGACCGCGACAACCGCAGTCAGCCCACCGAGGTGACCCTGTATCTCGCCGATGCGGTGATCATCTGCGAGTCGCGGAACGGACGATGGACCGTTGCCGAGAAGATGCCGAATCCTCTCGGTCGCCCGCTCATGGAGCCGTTAGTCTTTCAGCCTTCCCTTGACCGTCCGTTCGGTCATTCGCGGGTGTCGCGTGAGGTCATGTCGATCACCGACAGCGCCGTGAGGCAGGCCCTCCGAATGGAGGTACTGAGCGAGTTCAACACTTCACCCCAGCGGTACGTGCTTGGGGCTCAGGATGACATCTTCGCCGATGGCAAGTGGTCGGCGCTCATGTCGACCATTCTCGGCCTTGGCGACAACTGGGACAACGCAGACTCCAACCAGCGCGTGACCGTCGGCCAGTTCCCCCAGGTGTCGAATCAGGGCGCGCTCAACTACATGTCGCAGCTCGCATCTCGCTTCGCCGGCGTGACCGGCCTTCCGGTCGCATCGCTCGGGATCGTCTCTGACAACCCTTCGAGCGCACAGGCCATCGGGGAGGCTCGGGACGACCTGATCACTGAGGCCGAGTCACTCAATGAGTCGAATCGTGTTGCCCTGGAGAACGTGGGCCGCATGGCTGTCGCGCTGCGCGACGGGCTCGATATCGCTGACCTTCCGGATGAGGTTGCCAGCATCCAGGCGAACTTCCGCAACCCTGCGCGCCCGTCGATCTCGACGCAGTCTGACGCGATCATCAAGCAGATCAGCGCTATCCCGTGGCTCGCCGAGTCTGAGGTGGTGCTGGAGGAGCTCGGCTACAGCGAGTCGCAGATCACTCGTCTCCTGGCCGACAAGCGTCGATCTGATGGCGGGTCGCTGCTCGACAAGGCGCTAGCGACAGCACGCGCGGGGGTGAGTAATGGCAACCTCGCAGCAGGTGGAGGAATTCCGGCAGGCTCAGAGTCAGATACGAACTCTGGCGGAACGTGACCTGAGGGACTATCTGGAGTCGCTCAGTCTTGATGTGACGCGCGCCGATGTGGTGCGTGACGCTACCGCGCACCTGTGCCAGTCGGTCGTCAATCGCTACGGGCTCATCAACTCGCAGATGGCCGCCGACCTCTTCGAGCAGATGCGCAAGGACAAGAACGCTCGGGGCGAATACCGCCCGACTGTGGCCGACCTGACATCAGATGAGGCCATTGACGCGACAACCCGCTACCAGGCTCGGCAACTCTTCATCAAGGAGGCCGGGCTTACGGCCTTCACCGATGGCATGGTGGCAGCCCTTGGTCGATGGATTCTCAATGCTGGCCGCGACACCATCATCAAAAACGCGATAGCAGACAAGAGCTGCGTGGGATATGCGCGCGTTGCGCACGGCGAGACGTGCGACTTCTGCACCATGCTTGCCGGCCGTGGTGCCGTCTATGTGAAGGAGACTGGCGGATTCGCGAGCCACGATCATTGCGACTGCACAGCAGAGCCGTCGTGGGACACCACACGGCCGCTCGCGAGCAGGCATCAGCTCCAGGCGGCAGGCCGTATGGACAGGCTCCGGCGTCGCGCGAACTCGGATGATCAGAAGGTTCGCGAGCAGGCCGAGGCGGTGCTGGCAAGGCACCGCGAAGCGACGCGCGAATTCCTCGCGCATGAATGATTCTTCCGCCCGGCTCGTAGCCGTGCGGATTTGGCGCGACAGCCAATTAATGGAAGGTGAAAGACGATGGCCGACGAGGCTGACCAGGCGCCCGCAGAGGACGCCGTGACCAATGACGCGCAGGAGGCCGCGAAGGCCCCCGAGGAGGAGCCTCTGGGTGAGGCCGGCCTGTCTGCGCTGAGGAGCGAGCGCGCAGCTCGCAAGGAGGCTGACGCCAAGCTCAAGGCCGCCGAGGCGCGACTCAAGAGCATTGAGGATTCCGGAAAGTCGGAGCTGGAGAAGGCCACCGAGAGGGCTCAGGCTCTTGAGGCTGAGATTACTTCCCTCAAGCTCGATTCCGCCAGGAAAGCGGCCATCGCTCAGTTCAACCTTTCAGAGGATGCGGCCGAGTTTCTCAATGGAGACGACGAGGATTCAATCCTCGCATCCGCCGAGAAGCTCGCCGGAATCTTCCCGAATCGGCCACGCGGCCCGGTCGTCTCGACCGAGGGCAAGCAGCCGTCGGAGGCGCCGCTCGACAACGCGCACGCCTTCGCCAATTTCGCGGAGCAGATGCTCCACAACCAGTAAGGAGTGACCTTCCATGGCCGCTATTGACATGTCGCGCCAGTCCGCCGGGGCTGGTGGACTTCTTCCCCCCGAGATCTCGTCCGAGATCTGGTCCAACGCCGTGCAGGCCTCCGTCGTGATGCAGGCCTCGCGTCAGATCAGCCTTCCCGGTGGTGGGCTGACCATTCCGATCATCACCGGCGACCCTGAGGCCGACTGGGTCGCTGAGACCGACGAGAAGCCGGTGGACGATTCGACCCTCACCTCGAAGTCGATGACCCCCTACAAGGTAGCCGTCATCGAGACCTTCTCGAACGAGTTCCGGCGCGATCTGCCGGCACTGTACGCCGAGCTGGCCTCTCGTCTGCCATACGCCATCGGGCGCAAGTTCGATCAGACGGTGCTCTTCGGGCCCGCCCCGGGTACCGGCTTCGACGTCCTGACCAGCGCCCCCAGCATCGCGCTGGACGGCACCCTGGAGCCCTTCAATAAGGCCCTGACCGATGTCGCTGTGGCGAACGGCAACCTGTCCCACTGGCTGGTGTCCCCGGTCGCC